AGTGGGGGATCCGGGGCAACTGCACCTTCGCGCAATCGGCCACCTTCGCGCACAGCGGATCGTTCTCCGGTCTGCTCACCGTGACCGGATCGCCGACGCAGGCGTACGTGCGCACGTCGGTCGCCAACTCGCCGTGGGTCGTGCCCGGGGCGACGTACACCATCGGCGCGTGGGTGCGCTCGGCGGTGCTGCTCACCGACGTCCGGGCCACCGTCGATTGGTACGACGCCGACGGCGGGTACCTCTCGACGAACGACTCGCTCGCGGCCTCGCTAGCCTCGGGTAGTTGGGTGCAGCGCACGTTCAGCGTGGTCGCCCCGGATGACGCGCGGTACGCCGTCTACGGGGCCTCGGTCCTGTCGTCGCCCTCCACGGGCACCCTGCTGTACGTCGATGACGTCACCATCACGACGGACGCCAGCATTCAGGACGCTACCGTTACCCGCAGCGTCAACAACGTGACGAAAAACCTCGCCGCGGGCAGCCCTGTGCACGCGACCTTGACCGGAAAGTGGGCGCTGTAGTGGGACTCATCGACGCGGGCGACCCGACCTTCGCCGACAACGCGATGTCGGCCGCCGCGCCCGACATCCAGATCTTCACCACGAGCGGGGCCGGCACGTGGACTAAGCCAGCCGGCGCGAAGCTCGTCAAGGTCGAGGTCATCGGCGCGGGCGGCGCGGGCGGCGGCGCGGGCGCGACGGGCGCTTCGCAGTGGTCGTACGGTGACGGCGGCGGGTCCGGCGAATACGCTTCCGGGTGGTATGACGCCGACGATCTCGGCTCGACCGAGGCGCTGTCGGTCGGCGCCGGCGGAACGGGCGGCACGGGCGCAGGGCCGAACGGCGGCAACTCGTCCTTCGGCACCACGCCGCTCATCACGGCAAACGGCGGCGGCGGCGGGAACGTCCGGACCGCGACGAGCAATGTCGGGCAGTTCTCGGCGAACACTTCGTCGCGGGTTGGCGGCACGGGCGGCACGGGCGGCACGTTCCGTGTCCCGGGCCGCGCGGGCGGCAGCGGTCAGGGGTTCGGCTCGACGGCCGGTTTCCAGCGCGGCGGCGACGGCGGGGCATCAATCATCGGCGGATCGATCTACGGCAACGGCAGCGCGGCGGGCGTTGCCGGGAGGGTGTACGGCGGCGGCGGATCCGGCGCGTCACAGATCGCGTCGAGTGCCGCCCTCAACGGCGGCACGGGGAACAACGGCGCGGTTATCGTCACGTCGTATCTCTAGATCCACCACGCGCACCATGCCGTGTAGTCGATGAACGCCACGAGCAGCGCGGCGGGCAGCATCGTCGTGAACCAATCGAGCGTGAAGCCGATCAGCCTGCGTGTCCTGGTCACGGGTCGTTCCCCACTTCCTCCGGGCGTACGCTCGGCCTATGGACGAACCCGAGCAGTTCCCACCGTACGACGAGACGCCTTTCGCGGTCGCTGACGCCGAGATGCCGGCCGACGCGTACAGCGCCGAGGCGGCCGACGAGGCGGCGCCCATCGACGACGAGGGGTGCCACGCATGACCGAGTACTCGCAGAACGGCTACTCGATCGATCCGACACTGATCTCGAAGTTCACCGTCCCCGGTACGGCCGTCACGCTGAACCTCCGCAAGGGCGCGACGTCGGTCATCCTGCTCGACTTCGCCGCGTGGTTCGCGCGGGAGATCGAGCCGCTCAAGCAGGCCGAGTGCGGCGGGTACAACAACCGCCCGATCGCGGGCTCGAAGACGAAGAGCAACCACGCCAGCGGCACCGCCGAGGATCTCAACTGGAACGAGCATCCCCGCGGCAACCGCGACACGTTCACGCCGGCTGAGCAGGCGAAGATTCGCGCGCGGCTCAAGTACTACGAGGGCGTGCTGCGCTGGGGTGGCGACTACGTCTCGGCGACCGACGACGACATGCACTTCGAGATCAACAAGGGGATCGCCGACGCGACCCGTGTAGCCCAGAAGATCAACGACGACAAGAAGCCTGCGAGGCAGCCCGTGAAGATGTCCCTCGATGTCGAGATCCCGCAGCTCAAGCAGGGCGACGACGACTCGAAGCTCCCCGGCTACAACCTCGTCGCCCGCATCCAGCGCCTCACGGGCGCGAAGGCCGATGGGGTCTGGGGCCCCGCGACGACGAACGCCATCGCCGCGTGGATGCACCTGCCCGCCTCGTCGTGCCGCGTGCTCACCGAGCACATCTACCGCAACGTGTTCGGCGCCGACGCGCCGCCCAAGAAGTAAGTGCCCGACCCCCTGCCGACTCGATACGTGAACCTTTATGTTTCTCTTAACGGCCCGCCGTCACTCCCCGTACCGGCGGGCCGTTTCGACACCGAAGGGCAGGGCAAGTAATGCCGCAGTGGGCAAGACTGTTCGTGCTGCTCGTCGGCATGCTGGCATGGCTCGCTATGGTGGGGGTGTCGCTGTGGCTCAAGCAGATACCGAGCGCAGTCTTGATCGGCTTTCCGGCCGCCCTGTGGCTCGCCCTTTCGGGCGGCGATAGCATCGCCCGGAGACGCTCGGGTACCCGAACGGCCAAGCCAGCCAAGGCGAAGGAAGGCGACCGCGGATGAGCGGAATCGACCCGCAGTACGCGGCCGACGTGATCGCGTGGGCCGTCGTGTGGTCCGGCGTCGGCCTCGCTGGGCGGCAACTGATCGCGAAGCACGAGCTGCGGCAGGCTGCACGTAGAGGCCCGAAGCGATGACGATCCCCGAGGACCCGCCCCGCTGGCTGGCCTGGGCCGGCACGCCGACCATGCGCGCCATGACGACCGCCGTGGCCATGGTCGCCCTGCTCGTCTCGGCAGTCCTGTTCTATCAGTTGCAGAGCTTCACGCAGTGCCTCGCCGATCAGCAGCGTGCCGACGCTCGCAGGACGGCGGTCATCGCGCAGGCCACCGACGCCGAGCGGCGGGCCGACGCGGCACTCGTCGCGGGGCCTCAGCCCAGCGGTCCGCCGGGCGTCGAGCTTCGCCGGCAAGACGTCGCCGCGCGGCAGCACACCGACGACGTGCGTGCCGAGAACCCGCCGTTGCCGCTCGCCCCCTGCTAGGAACCTCTCAGGCGGGTTACCCTGCGGTCATGACTGTTGTTCGCGAACCCGCCGTCATTATCGGCATCATCGGATCGGTACTCACGTCGGCCGCCGCCATGGGGCTCGACTTCCTCACGGCCGGTCAGGCGGCGGCGATCGTCGCCTTCCTCGCCGCGGGGCTCATCGCGTGGCGCACGCGCCCGGTCGCTCCGGGCCTGTTCGTCGCGGCCGGCAGCGCCCTGGTCGCCATCATGGCGCAGTACGGCTTGCACCTCTCGGACGCATGGGTCGGCTTCCTGACGTCCCTCGTGCTCGGCGGGTTCGCCCTGTTCGGCATCCGGCCGCAGGTGAGCCCCTCGACGTTCGGCGGGCAGATCATCGAGGGGCAGACCGTTACGACGGCGACCGTCTCCCGCTAGTCCAGCGGGGCCGTGCACACGTGCCACGCGGCGGCACAGGCCAGCGGCACCACGCCGTTACCGGCACCCTTGAGCGCCTCGGGCCGCGACAGCTCATCCGTGAGCAGTCCGGGGCGCAGGCCCATCATCCATTCGGGCAGCGCGGCCGACAGGCGCGGCGCGCCCTTCGCCCCGGGCTCGGTCGGCGCGGGCGCCGGAACGCCCGTGATCGCCTCCCACAGGGCGACCGCCTCGGCGTACTTCCCCCACACCTCGGGCCGCGCGGCGGCCCCGAGCATCGGCGAACCGGTCGAGCCGAACGATCCAGAACCCCGGTCGGCGTCGCCCGCCGTGGGCGTCGGCAGCAGGCGCGTCACGCTGCCGAGGGAATCCATCCGCTTCGCCCCGGACGGCCGCTCGCCGCCGATCTCGGGCTCGCTGTGCCCGCCCTTGGCGTCGCCGACCATCGGCGTCGGCAGCAGGGCGACAGCGCCGCTCAGCGGCAGCGTGCCGCTCCCATAGACCTGCCCGGGGCCCCTGCCCTTTTCGCCGTCAGACGCCCTCGGTGTCGGCAGGAGGCGCACGACGAGCGTCCGAAGGTCGTCGCCGCCTTCGCGGCCCTCGGTCCGTCCGGGGCCCGCTGTGCCGTCGCTCGTGACCGGCGTCGGCAGCAGCGAGGCGACGACGTCGTCAAGGTTGCTCGATCGGTCGTTATCCGCGATGCGACGCAGGGCGGCGGCGGGCGAGAGCATGCCCCCTCGCGTCGACATCGAGGCGTCGGGCGTCGGTAACAGGTTGACGACCGCGCCGAGCGGCGCGCCGTTCGTGCGTCCGCGCTTCGCGAGGCGGCCCTCCCAGTACTCCGCGCCGCCCTCGCCGCGCCCGTCGCCGTCGCGGGCGACCGGGGTTGGCAGCAGGAAGCGACCGCCCGAGCGTGGCGCGCCGCATATCGCCTTGCCGCCGTCGACCCGTCGCGCCAGCGGGACCGGGCCCTCGCCGCGCCAGCGGACGGCGACCGCATACCACCGGTGGCGGTGGTGTGGCGCGCCGACCGCGCAGGCCCCGAGTACGCACCATCGCACCTCGTATCCGTCGGCGCGCAGGTCGTCGAGGCGCTCGGCGAGCGTGCGGCCCTTGTCGTGCGAGACGATGTTCGCGACGTTCTCGAAGAACAGGACATCGGGCATCACTTGCCGATACGCGTTGCGTACCCAGGGCCAGAGGAAGCGTGGATCTTTGCGGCCCTGCTGCCGCCCCGCGATGCTGATCGTCTGGCACGGGTCGCCGCTCGACATGAGCGCGACGTGCGGCGCGAGCTGCCAGGGGGCGGTCTTCACGTCGCCGACGTTCGGCACGCCGTCGTGCTCGCGCTTGAGCACGCGGCACATCGCGGGCTCGACCTCGGCGAGCCACAGCGGCCGGACCGGGACGCCTGCCATGGCGAGCCCGAGCCCGATGCCGTCATACCCCGTGCACAGCGAGCCGTACATGATCGGTTCGGTCACGCGTGCTCGACCTCCTCTTTGTGACGCCACATTTCATTGATCGTTCCTTGGAACTTGTGCACGCTGCACACGTAGGAGCCTTTATCGGGATCGATCCACGAGCGGTCCTCGATGGTCGACTCGTCGATGTCGGCAGCATCGATGACGACGTTCGCGGGGCCACGCCCTCGGCTCACCCGTAGCGCCTGCACCATGATCTTGTCGGCCTGCTGCTCGCTGCCCTTGACCATGAATTGATGTTTGCCGATCGTGAAGTAAA